GGGGAATGTTTCCATCATAGTTTCAGCTTGGAACTTAACCAGCGCTTCTGTCATTAAGGGATGATATACATTACATGCGCCGGGCCACGGTTCTGTTCTGTCTTCTACTTTAAGACCTAGTAACTCTAAGCCATCTACATATGTAGTTAACCAATCTTTTCTTGACGCAATATCAGCATCGTATTCACCAATTAAATCACCTGACAATTCAGTCAACTGACCTTCATCCATGTCTTCTGCTAAGTTATCATTAAACTCATCATCTTGTTCTTTACCCGGTTGTATTGTAATTTCCATGCTACCGTCATCTAACGTAACACTTTCTGGATTTTCTATTTCAATGGAAAGGTCGGGTTGACCCATCGCTAATTCTTCTAGGCCTTGAGGTGCTTGTGCTAAACTTTTATCTATATTGTCTGCCATAATTTATCCTTAAACTAAATACAACTTATTCTTTGCCGATTTGAATCCTATGATATCTTCAGGTTCATCACTTGGCAGTCTAATAAACCCGCCCTGTCTAAATCTCATTAATGCCAACGTTGTTGAGTCAACTAAGTCGTCATTTGCTCCACTTGGAAAGTCGTTACACTCTTCAATAACCTCATGCGCCCATCGTCTATCGGGAGCCCACACTATACCACTTCTAAATAGATCTGACACAGCATTAACTCGACTTATTTTGTCTTGGCCTTTACCTGGTGTAAACTCGCCGACGGGAATACCCATCCGTCTAAACTCTTGATAGAGTGCTGCACCGTTAGATTTCTTTTCTACGAGAAACGCATCAGGTTCCCAATCTTTATACTCTTGTATGCAAAGTTCTTTTAACTCTGGGAACTCTAGGCGTTGCTTGATGCTATTTAATAGTATTATATTATAATTATTGGTTTCTTCGTTAAAAAAGACGCCCCATACTGTTAGTGCGTTATAGTCAGCACGGTTATTAGCCTCTTGAGCCGCGTCTAGACTCATGATTGTGAACTCACATTGAGGTGGATCTTCTTCTTCCCATATCTTCCACCACTCTCTTTTAATTAAAGCCCCTTCTTCTGACACCGGGTTTTGCAAGTATTGCGCATTCCAGTACCGAACATCTAACGCCGCTTTCTTTGCTAAGAGTTCTTTGAGTGGCCAGAAGTCAGGCCATAGGGACTCATCTTCACCTTGCTTGTTCTGAATAATTGCTGGGAACTCTACTACTTCCCACTCGTCTACACCTTCTTGTTTTACCATCTGGTTAACAATTTCACCAGTCAAGTCTAACTTAGACCACCGAGTCATCACTACGATGATCGCACCACCAGGCATAAGACGTTGAAGAGGGCCAGACTGAAACCACTCCCAAGCAGGCTTAAATACATCAGCCCTTCCAAGTTTTGCATCTTGCTCGGAGTGTGGATCATCAATGATAAAAAGATCAGCGCCGCGACCAGCGAGGGCACCACCAACACCAATTGCAAAGTATTCACCATTAAAGTTTGTCCCCCATCGTGATGCCGATTTACTATCAGCTTGTAGTTCTACTTGCGGGAAGATATCTTTATAAGCATCAGCACCCACCAAGTTTCTAACCCGACGACCAAAATTAACAGCAAGATCAGCCGTATGAGACGCCATAATAACTTTCTTATGAGGGAATTTACCAAGAAACCAGGCTGGAGCAAGATATGAAATAAGCTCACTCTTCCCGTGCCTCGGAGCAATGTTAACAATAACGCGTTTCTTGACACCGTTCGCAATGTCTTCAAATATTTGAGCAAGTTTCCTATGATGCTCTCCTATAATGTAACCTGGGTATACGTGTTGTATAAAATCTAAAAAAGTTTCTTTGCCAGACTTCTCAACAACTTTGCTTTTATAAGTTTTAAGAAGCTTTTGAAGTTTAATTTTGTCCTCTGGTTCTGCTATTTGAAAAAGGGACTCTAGCTCCTCAATCTCTTTCTTAGTTATCGTGTATTTCGGCTTCGTCTCTGTCATCTTCTATAATTTCTGCGTCTATCGTTTCTGATTTAGGTTTTAGTAATGCTTTCGCCTTTAATTCTTTTAACATGGATAGTAACTCAGTCTCAACTTCTTCCATCGTCTCCATTTTGTGTACAACTTCTGTCTTCTTCTTGAATGCATCTATGCCATCGACTTCACCAATAGATCTCAATGCTGTAATTTGTTCTTTTATATTACTATCTTGGTGATGCACAATTTCTACTAACTTATTTACCACGAATAACTTTAAATCTGCTAGGTCTTTTACAATCATATGGTTGTATGATCCAACAAGCCCACCTAAGTAAGCCACGGTTTCATTCGCGTATAGTCCATATTCTTGCTTCATACCTGGGTTTTCTACCATTTTGCGCGCTAAATTCTCTGCATCTTTGATATTTTCTGCGTTTGGCGCAATTTCTTCACCCATAACATCACTTATTTCTTTAATTGTTTGCGCACGAAGCATAACTTCGTCTTCCGAGGTCATACTTGGTAGAGCATCTCTAGCATTCTTAGGTAATGGTATGTTTTCTTCGATAAAAGGCACAATAACAACCGCGTTATCTGGGTTATCTTGTTGATTTTCTTGAGTATTTACGTCTGTCATGTGTCGCTGATACACCTTTGGGTAGAATTTTGCAGCTTTGTTTGCGATTGTAACATAGTTTTTATGAAAACAAGGTAGAATATCTAAATGAAAACCACGTTAACCAAAAAGAACTTAGAAATTCTGTACAACATGGCGTGCCAAATGGCACCTTTCAACTCCCTTCCTATGCCCAAATCTTCTAAAGTTAAGTTTAAAGTAATTAAGAACCCTAATATATATGGTTGCTTTGATGAACACGAGATGGAGATTCAAATAAGTTCTAATGCATGTGGGCACTTCACAACTATCTTTCAAACTTTGCTTCACGAGATGGTTCACCTAGCTCTCTACGTTCGAGGCGATGAAGACTTCCATGAACATGGTCCTAAATTCCTTCGTATTAAAAACGTCTACTCCGAGTTATACAACTTCGATCCTAAAGCAATCTAGTTTTCATTCGTTTTACCTTTTTCTTTCCTTTGAATGAAACTTTACTAACTAAACTTCCAACTTTTTTGCAAAATATTTTTTTGATATCCCTTTTATTTTACTAGGGGGGTACTTTCTAATATTTGGATTTTATATTGGTCGTTCATGAAAGTTCAAGTGTAAGAGAGAAAAAATAATTCCTTTTAAAAATTTTGGGGGGTGGGGCGTGGGTGGGGTCGGCCTATGGGCGTTATGGGTCCAGGATCCAGGCCAGGCTTTTATATTAAATTGTATAATAATACTTGACATATTATAATTAATTAGGTATCCTGGTTTTGCAGTAAACGTTATCAACTTTAAAAAGGGTTATCAATATGAGTAACATAGCGCAAACAATAACAGATAGTATTATCAATCAACTAGAATCAGGTGTGGCTCCCTGGGTTAAGCCCTGGAATAGTCACGGTGTAGATGCACCATATAATCCAGTAGCTAAAAGATATTACAATGGAATCAACTTCATTCAACTGTCGATGATGCCAGGATCTACTCACAACTGGGTTACATATAAGCAAGCTCAATCAGTAGGCGCTCAGGTGCGCAAGGGATCGAAGGGAGTCCAGGTTATCTACTTCAGTCCATTAGAAGTAAAAGACAAAACTTCAGATGAGATTAAGAAAATACCAATGCTTAAAACTTACACTGTATTTAATGCAGATCAAGTGGACGGCCTTGAATTACCAGTGACTGAGGCGCGTACTCAGAATGAAGTCAATGAATCATGCGAGGCATTCATTAAGGCGCAACGTGCCAGGATTGAATTAGGCGGTAGCCGTGCATTTTATGTACCCTCCCTTGATTACATTCAAGTGCCTGAGCTTGCGCAGTTTAGATCAACGCCTGATTATTATGCAACGATGTTACATGAGCTCTCTCACTGGACAGGCCACGAGTCACGATTGAATCGAGATTTCAAAAATAAATTTGGATCAGAGGCTTATGCATTCGAGGAGCTAGTCGCAGAATTAGGTAGTGCGATGTTATGCGCTCACTTAAAAATCGACGGCCAATTACAGCATTCAAGCTATATTGCATCCTGGCTCAAGGTGCTAAAAGACGATCCTAAGAATATTCTTAAGGCTTCAGCCCTAGCTCAAAAGATTCTAACATTCACAACTAAAGAGGAGGCAGAGGAGGCGTAAGCCTCCCTGGTTTACTATGAAAAGATATTTTCTACACTGGCCTGGTATGGTCTACGCTCTCACTGTTTATGGATTCAGCAAGCGCGATGCAATAACCAGGTTTAAAAAGCAAGACCAGGTATTTCGTATGCCAAACAATTATTCAATTTGGGAGGGCTAGTCATGAGATCATTACTTAGATTCATTGGAGGTTTAGCAATGTTAGCAATTAGCGGTATCGCATTATTTGTTTTTAAATTACCAACAGCTGCAGCAGTAGGAGTATTTGCATCGAGCTTGTATTTTTATTTATCTTTAACCGAGGAGGAGTA